TTGAGGATGAGGAAGCAATTGATCCATTTGATTTCTGGCAAGGTGCTAACTTCAAGTTGAAGGCAAAGAACGTTGCTGGTTATAGAAACTATGACTCTTCTGAGTTTACTGCAACTAGTCCACTTCTTGATGATGATGACGCACTAGAAGGACTCTGGAAGAAAGAGCACTCTCTTGCAGAACTTGTTGCTACAGATCAGTTTAAGTCCTATGATGAACTTAAGACTCGTCTAAGTTATGTTCTTGGTAATAAGAAAGTTACTCAAGATGCAGAAACTGTTGATGAAGATAATGATCGTGGTGAAGCAGAACAGTTAGTCACTGCTGCTGTTACTACTCCATCAAGCACAGATGATGAAGACGATGCAATGTCGTATTTCTCTAAACTCGCTGCTGAATAGCACAAGAAAGGGGGTCTCACGACCCCTTTTTTTATGGCATTGTAACGTTTGTATTTTCCGTCTTTGCTAGATTATCATCTATTGCTTGAGATGATTCTCCATATATCATTATATCTCTAAAGTCATTTAAGAACTGTTGTAAATAATCTGATTTAAGTAGGAATATACTTCGCTTCTCATCATTTACTCTAACTTCATAATCAAAATTAGATATCCCTGTTCTAACAGTAGTTCCGTTTACTGTTACAACCCCAGTAGTATCATAATATTTAAATTCAAAGTCAGAATCTACAACTTTTCCTTTTTCTAATATTATATTACCTTTACTATCTTTGATTTCTTTTGTTTCAAAAAATCTAGTAGCATTTAAGGCATCACCATATTTTTCAAGAGAGTATTGATAAATGTCTCTATTGTTTAGAGGCCATTGATTTCTAACATTAGTGATATTAGCAACTGTTAGAACAACCCAGTCTAATTCATCATTTCCATAGAAATCTTCTGCTACATTTTCAGGTCTAAATTCATCTGGTATTTCATACTTATCAAATATAGTGAATACATTTTGCAAATCATCTCGGAGTTTGACTCTACGAAATAAATTCTTTACTTCCACATAATCTAAGGAAGATCTTTTATCAGATGTAAATGATTGGTATAATAAATTTGGTAACTCTCTAAAATATCCCATGTTAGAATCCTACTGTACTGTCTAAATCACGACCTCTATCATTA